GGGTAGGCCGCAGTTGGCTAAGGCGCAATCCAAGTTCCACTACCTTGAGCTGTCGGAGGAGTTGCACTATACGCAGCTCCGCGACGAATACCCTTGGGCCGCTACCAAAATCAAACCCGGCGCTAGCAGCGGCGCTGACGACTCCTTCGAACGTAACGCCCGTCTCAGCGTAGCGGAGGGCGCAAACCTCCTCACCCAGACCGGGGGTGCACTATCGGTCTTGTGCACAAAGACCCGAGTGTGGTTTCGCAAGTGCGCCTTCCGCTACTTTGAGAATTTGCAAACGCAGCAAAAGTTTGAGCAAAAGTTCCCTGACGGCTGCCTCGCTATCTTCACCGGCCCGACCTACCTCACTTCCCGGCCTCAATCGATGGACAAGTGCTGGGTAGTGCGCCACATGATGCCAGGGGATGGGCAACACCGCAACGGGTGGGGCTCAAGCTCCGTAAGCGTACAAGACCGGTACAATACCGAATCCAACATCCGGGCCGAAACCTACGAATATGGCCTCCCCGTCACCTACAAAAACTCCCAAATCTTTGACGACCAAGCCCCCGAGTCTCAACGCAGCGAGCCCGGTGCCGATGTTACCGTAAACCTCCGCGACGGCCAACGTATCCAAGACAACATCATGACCACCAGGGTTGACTCAGCCTCCCCTGACATGGTGCAGGATATGGAAGAGATGCGGGGGCCGATTCTGCAACAACTGACGGGCCTATACCCCGCCGCCGTTGGCGACCCCGCCGGTAGCCCCGATACCTTTCGGGGCATGGCTATTCAGAACGAAGCGGCCAAGGGGCGCACCGGCATCCCCTATGGAGTGTTAAAGCAGGCGCACGCCGACATCATGACTTTGAGCTGTAATATGTTTCGGGATAATGTAAACGGGCCGGTTATCTTGGCGAAAATCAGCGACTCTGGTGACTTTGAGGCCGATACCGTTGATGTTCCGGCTCTAGAGGGCAATGCGCGGGCCTACCCTGAAGGTGACGAGAACTTTCCTGAGACTTGGAGCCAGAAGCGGGCCACCGTGCTACAGGTTGCGGACACCCCCCAAGGCCAGCAACTGATGACCGAGCCCGACAATGCGGAGCTGATGGTTGAGTTGCTTGGCGTAGAAGGGTTGGTAATCCCCGGCGCTGACGCCCGCCAAAAGCAACTCCGCGAGATTAGTGAGATGAAGGAGGGGGTGCCCGTAGACATCGATCCCGATGTAGACGATAACGCCGCCGAAGCCGCAACCTGCAAGCGCTACCTGAACAGCCAGGACGGCCAGGATTTGAAGCGCGAAAACCCCCAAGCCTACGAAGCTATCAAACAACACATGATGCAGCATAAGCAGGTAGTGCAGCAGCAGCAGGCGCAGCAGGTGCCGCCGATGCAACCGGTCAAACCCAGTGTGACGGCGAACCTCAAGGATATGCCCCCCGCCGCGATCATCCAAGCTTTGGCGGAGATGGGCATCCATGTGACGATGGACGATATTGCGGCGGGCAAACTAATGGATAAGTTGAGCAAGCCGCAGCCAGTGGTGCAGCCGCCGGGGCAACCGTCAGCAGGCGGCAAGCCCCTGGTGAATGGCAAACCGCCGCAGCCAACTGCGGTGCAATAGGAGCGCAACTATGGGAGACTCAATCGCAGTGATGCCGCCGGTAGATACCGGGGTAAACGTTGACACAGGGGCAGGGAGCGGGGCGGGTACAGGGGCGGGAGTTGGATACGAAGCACCGCCAGAGGTTAGTACGCCGCCGGTTGAGCAAGCACCGGAGGAAGGGCAGCCAACAGAGCCCGTAGCACAACCACCAGATGATGGCTTATCAGAGTATGGCAGTATGGTTAAGTCCCGGCTTAGCTCGCTTGCGGCTAAATCGCCCGACTTCGCTTCAGCTGTTGCCAAGAGCCCTGAGCTTAAAAACACTCTTGAAGGCATTGTACGCCGGGACGTAGCTTTCAGAGAGCTTTGGGGCACTGTTGCGGAAGCCCGCCAGTTCCGTGAGATGTTGCCCAACGGCTTAGAGGATTTGCGCGAGCTAATGAGCACGGTGCAGGAGATTGAGCAGTTAGATGGGGGCTTAGACGACAAAGGGCCTGACGGGGCCTACATCGGCCACCCCAAAATCATCCGGGACATTTGGGCAAACAGCAAGGAGGCCGCACCGGCGCTGATGGAGACGGCGCTGCGGGAGTGGCCGCGAGAAGACAGAGAGAGTTACAACCGCATCATGGGGGAAGTGGTTGGAGCTTCCTTGGTGGCCTCCAATGTCCCCTTCTATATGGAACAACTGGGCCGCGCCGCCGAAGCCTCCAAAGACCCTAACCTCATCAACTTGGTTGCCGACTTAGCCGCCCGCCTCGGCGGTTTCATGCAGGACCAGGGCGGCAGGCAGCCGACGGCAGAGGAACAGCGGCTCCGCGCCCAACGCGAACAATTCAACCGCGAGCGCCAAGACAACGACAAGCGCACGCTGACCGAGTTTAACTCAACCCTCGGCCAGCAAACCCGCCAGATGCACTCTGAAATCATCGGCAACCACGACCTCATCAAGCGACTACCCTCCACGATGCCCGCGAAGGATCGGTCCGACATTGTAACAGAGATAGCCCGCCGCCTGCACACCGCCATGAACGCTAACCAAGCCTTTGTGCGCAAGTTCAACGCCCTGCACGCGGCCCGCAACGGCAAAGGGTGTCTGGACCTCGCCCGCAACGTGGCGAGTCAGCCGTGGATGCTCAACCGGTTCGTGCGCCAAGTGTTAATGGAGAAGAATGCGTCTCTGGTTTCTACTCGTAGCGGGGCTCCGGCGCAGCGCTCAACCCAACCCGCCCCCCGCGCTAACGGGCAACCGGCCAAGCCTACTAAACCTTACCAAATCGGTAAACAGTGGTATCATGCGGATGGCCGCCGCATGGATGCAGCGGAAGTTTTAAGCGGCAGACATCTGGGGCTGTAGTGCCCGGTGTCGCTGTGTCAGTCTGCTAATACAGTGTTTGAACGGTACGACCTGAACCGGATGTCTTAGCAAGCAGGGTCCATCCTCCTGGGGTCTGTGAATGGTACGACAGGCAAGAACTAAATTCACCGACTAAGGAGGGTCGCCTATATGGCACCGCCAAGTAATATCCAATCTATCGCTTTGCAGCTTGAAAAGGTCCGCAAAAATGTGCCTACCGCCTATGAGCAGGAGCACATTTTCCTTGACCTCATTGAATCGAAAACCGAATCTATCGACGCCTCTACCCGCAACATCCGCCTCCCCCAGCTAATCCGTCCCGGCGGTAAATCGTCTCAGGGCACCGCCGACTTTGACGACATGGGCCGGGGCTCGGGGTCCACGTGGGACGTGGGTACACTCACCACCCTGCACCTGCGCCACGCCTTTGAAGTCTCTAAGCTGGCTGAATACGCGACCAAGGGTCAGGATAGGGCCGTTGAATCTGTGGCCGTCCGCGAGGTTGCGGAAGCGATGAAAATGTTCAAACGCTTCCTCGATGTCCTCTGCCTCGCAACCAACGGCACCGGCCAACTAGACACCATTCAATCAACCTACGTTGCGGCCTCAACCACTTTTCCTGTCCTCAACCCCAACGCCTTCTACTTCAACCAAGATATCCAAGTCTACCCAACCGGCTTGGCCTCGGCCTCTCGCGGCCTCGCTACCGTCACCTCCGTAGACCCGCTGCTCAAGCAGATCACCGTCAACGCTGCCCCTGCCGGAACCCAAGCGGGCGATGCCCTGGTCATCAACATCAGCCAGGGTGCGGGCGGTGCCAACCCGGTCTCTGTCGAAGGCGTACTCTACAACCATGTCAGCTCCTCAACCGGCAACTGGAATAACCTCGCCCGCTCAACCTACCCTGAAGCTCTCAAGACTCCTAACGTGGCTCTGGGCGGCGCGGCGATCACCCCTGCTACCCGCCGTCTGGGCGAAAACCTCCTCCGCCGTGTCTTGGGCGCGGAATTCGAGGAGCCCATCGTCATCATGATGAACGTGGACATGGAGGCTCAGTGGGAGGACGCCGCGATCACCGTCTCCTCCATCATCCTCAACCAAGTTAGCGGCGACAGCTCTCCTGATATGCTCAAGCGCCGACCGCCTAAAACCTTTGGCGGCTACCCTATCAAAACCTCAATCCACGCCACCCTCAACCGCATCGATGGGATCATCCTGAAGCATTGGGGCAAGGGGATTACCAAGGAAGTGGGGTTTTTTGAGGAAGGGGGGCAGACCGTGTTCCCGATCTACGGAACTTCCGGGGGCCTCGCCGCCGGATACATCAGCTACATTGACGTAGTGATGAATATGTTCATGGATCAGCCCCGTTTTGGTGTGTTTTGGTCGGGCGCTGCAACTCCTGCTGGTTACTAGGAGGCTAGTGTGAGAAAGTCCGAGGAACGCATTGAGCATCACGATTGCCCTGACGAGGTGAAGGTTAAGCTCCTCATCGCAGGCGGTGTGAACTGTTGGGGGGAGCCCAACTTCCGCATCGTTTGGGGATACAACCGGATTGTCAAGGTTCACGGCCAGTGGGAGACTTGGCGGCCACCGCAACCCACTGGCCTACTCGGGCTTGACGGACGGCCCATACTCACTGAGCCCCGCTGCGTTGAGTGTGTGGTGGAGACGAGGGAGATTCCCAAGTATCTACCGGGGAACTGTTGGCATCTGGAGCGGTGGTGCCCGCCGAGCGACTACGGGACGCCCGAGACGTGGGGCAAGCTCGGGGAAGAGGTGCATGGCTCAATGACCATAGATACGGCAGGGCCATACCCCTCACGCGGAGAGTGGGAGCTGGTTTTCCCTCTCACCTCTGACGGCACACCCCAAGGTATGCCTATTCCGCTCGAAGCCTCCTGTGTCGAAGCGATGGTGCGGATGTTACAGCGGAGCAGGGAGTTTACGATCCCTCAGCGCAAAGCGGCGATTGAGCAGCGAATGGCCAGGGAAGACAGGCAGAGTACGGAGCGGATGGTTGAGGCTTTGAGCGCCAACCTCCCCGCCTTCTACGGCAGAGAGTTTGTAACTAAAGGAGATGCAAATGGATAATAGTTGCGCACTGGTTATCAACGTCGGCAGGCTTGAGCAGACGCACGACAATGGGGCTCTCGGGTCATTCACCGTCCCTCCGCCCCCGGACGGCAAACGCTTCGGCCTCCTGGTCATCTATCCGGCTAAGGAAATCCAAGACATTGGGGATAAGCGCACCAAGACCAACGACGTGGGGGCTCTGAGTATTGGGGCCGCCATCGTCGGTATCGGGCTCAGTTACAACCCTGACGATGGTACCCGCCAAATCACCCACAATGTGCGGAACAGCCGGGAGAAGTATGGGTTGTGGCTGTGCGACGCGCAACCCGATATCCCCAAGGGTTTGGCGCAGGCGATTGAGGCGGAGGCCACATACCTTAACAAGCACAAACCCCTGGTCCGCTACCGCATTTTAGAGGAGGGGGTAGGGGCCGGGGCTATTTGCGCCGAAAACATCTATGAGCCGGGGGAGCGCGAGAAGCGGGAGAAGATGGCCCGCACCGTCATTATTGAGCGGGACGAGTTTCATGAGGTTTGCCGGGGCCTTGTCAAGCAACATGAGATTAAAACGGCTGAGACAAACCTGTACGCCGAGTATGGCCGCCTCGTCGCTCAAGCTGACGG